TGCACTTACTGCTTTAAGTAGTTTGAAAGCGCGGTGACCTTTATAACCACAAACCCAACATTGAAATTTTTGTGTTGATAAGTTTAGGGTTAATTTTTTCTTATGGTGGTTGCAAGAAGGGCAACTAAATACAGCTTCTTCACCTCCACGAGCTGATTTACTTTTACCTAAAACTGATTCTAATAACTGTTTTAATAAATCTTCTTTCATTTAAAGTCTCTATCGTAAAACTTACCTAATATATTATCATTAAGATATTTATTAGTTTCTAATACCTCTAACACAAATTGCCATTTACATTCTAAGTATGTAAGTTCTTTTTTATTAAAAGCCAATTGTAGTATTTTTCTTTCTAAGTCTTCTTTATTTGATTCTTTGATAAATGAATGTGAACCATAGTAGGTCTTCCAATCGCTTTCTTTTTGTACTCTGGTGTGTGTAGGAGTTCTTCCCTTTTTACCAGCGTATTCTAAAAGTTCTTTTTTAGTAAGTTTTTTCTTACGATTATACATTAGTGATTTTTTACCAATATATTTTTTTCCGGTTGGAATATGAGTTGTTTGATAAATAAATCCGAACGCTCCTTCAGGAAGGTCAGAAATTTCGTCTATTTGTTTGTCTAAGAAATACCACATAACCCTTAATGTACAAAAAGTATTTTAGGAATCCCAGCGAACTACAAAAGTAGTATCTGTTTCATCTGATGCTCTAACAGGTTGGCCTAATTTTCCTACTACTAATAATTCATTATCTTCATTATATAAACCAATTGTTGTAACATACGGTTTAAAAAGTGAACCTGTTGCAAAATCTGCTAATTCGTCTGAGTCTTTAGATCTAATCTTTCTTGCTGATATATTCATAGTGTCATTAAATTCATGTTCATCAATAGTACATTGATATTCGTGTTCATAAATTAAATGAGAACCCTGAAATTGTAAATTAACTAATCCACTAGCTATATTTGCAAGACTTACTACATATCCCGGGTGTGTAAATGTTACAAAACCATTTCTATGAAAAACATTACCTACATAAGGAGAACCATTACTACTACTATAATGATTTAATATTTGAGTATCTGTTAGTGCTTTATTGTATATATTTATTTGGCTTAAAGATCCAGATAAAAAATCCGTGTTTCCTCCTTTATTACCAATATAAATATTAGCTTGATTTTGTGTATGATCTATAGTGCCATCTGACCCCGAACTTCCTAATCCTATACCATTTATAAAAAGTTCCATTTGAGAAGAAGAAACTCTACAAGAAATATGATTCATTCCTAAAGGTAAAGAAGAACTTATAGTTGTAGTTATCCTACCATCAGACCTTCTAAAAAATATTTCATCTTTTATAGCATATACTTCAAAAGGAAATTGTGGTTTAGCTTGTGTATCTTTTAATTGAAGAGCTCCTGATGTTTGGGTTGATATACTTCCTGCTTTTCCTTCTTCAGGTGAAGGTATTACTGTTTTTGTTGTTGATTTTGATATTAAGTAAGAAGATTCTATTTCTGTTAATGAGTGTGATATATCGGCTTGTAGTGCTATTGTAAAATCATCACTAGGATTAAAATTAAATTTATCATTATGTCCTAATTTTATTTCAGAAGTAGATCCATCAAAATCAACTGTTGGAAAATCCCCATTAAATAAAGATTGTTTAGAAAAATTAACGTTTTTATATTTTAATAAATTAAAATAATAACTATCATCAAATTCATCTCCAAAATCGGGTGTTGAATATGAAGATAAAGGATTTACTCTAGGTTTACCATCTCTATAGTAGGCTTTTTGGTCATTTTCAATTGTTATAAGATAACCTTCTATTGTATTTAAATCATATCTTTTAAACCCTTTTACGGGTCCTATATTTAAAAGATTAGACTCAATGTCTGTAATATAATTACTTGTGTTTGTTCCTTCTACTATTAAATTACCATTTGTATCTTCTACAAAACTACCTTTACTTGTTGATATGAATAAAGATTTTGGTTTAATTTCATATCCTACTAAACCATTAGGAATAGATAATATATTTAAATCTTCATATAATACTCTACGTTGTTTAGCATAATGGTGCTCTCCAAAATTATATCCTAAATTTTTTTTACTATTTTTATAAAAAAGATGATCTAATTGATTATATTTAATAGTATTAATAGTATCATCACTAGCACTATTAGAACTATAAATATCTATAGATTCAGATGTATGTTTAGCATTAAAGTATGTTACTTGATTTGAAGCAGCAGATGCCGAAGTAAAGTTATACTGTTTGTGGGCATTAAAAGGGACTGTTGCAATGTCATTGGCTGTAAATTTTTTATACGCGTTTGCCATTTAAGGGACATTTTTTTTTAGTAATCTAATTTAACTCTAATAAGGGCTTCCTTAGTAAAATCTTTAGTAACTGGTTGACTTAATTTTGCTACTGCTACTAAATCATTATTATCATTATATAATCCTACTGTTGTAATAAATGTTGTTGGGTTATCTATAAATGAATCTACATTTACATTTCCATTAGCATCTACAAATGAAGGATTAGTAGTATAATTAAATTGGTTATTTTTAGCTCTTGCAAAATAAAATTGTGAACTTACTTTTTCTTCACTATCTACAATAAAATGAGATGCTGCTGAAATATGTTGAACTAATTTTTTGTGGTTATTATTAGCCGTGTTTGCTGATGCAGTTACAGCACATGTTTCTATTCTATGACTTATAGCATCTCCATTTAAAATTATAATTCCTGTATCTGGGTAAAAGAATCCGTAAGAACCACTAGTTGATGGTACTTGTGTTAATTGTGAACCAGACATAGTTCCTAAAGATCCTGATACTATATTAAACTGTCTACCAGCATTAGTAACTGTGGCAGATCCTGTTGTTGTTACACTATCATCAGTTAAACGTAATTCGGGTGAATTATCTGCGGTTCTTGATTGAGATATTTTTAAATCTAATGTTCCTGGTTTTAAATTATGTTTATATCTAGCTCTATTTATATTAATTACAAATATACTATCAGGAACATGCCCATTAAAGCTAAAATCTGATGTTTCATCACCAAAAACTAATTGACGGTATTGGTTGTATATATTTCTTGAAGGACTAATACCTATAGCTCCCGTATCATTAGTAAAATCTAAAGATCCAGAACCTGCTCTATGACCATAAGCTACTGCAAATTGTGCGCTTGCTGTTGATGCATTGTGATGTACTTCTATAAAATGAGCACCCGAACTTGTAGCTGTTGTAAAAACTGCTTGTGCTGAGGAAGTAAAAGATACTTGTAAATTATTTGTATTATCTGACCAAGTAGATGTTACAACTTTTTGTACATCGTTTACTATATCTGAATTTTCGAATCTTATTAAATTTGCCATTTTTTATTTTTTATTATCCTAATGTAATACCTGTTTCTCCTTGGGTTGCAGATTGAGCTACTACTGTTTTATTAATTTCAACTGGTATAACTACACTAGCTCCAGTATCGTTACCTGTAACTGTTAAAGTAGTTAGTAATTTATTATTAGCACCAAATAATGTAGTGCTATTAATAGCTGTTAAACTAAATACTGATCCTCTTAAAGCTTCACTTACTGATGTTCCAACATAAGGATTTATAGTTAAAGATTTTTGTGAACCTGCTCCTGCTCCTTTAGATACAAAGTTAGAAACTAAACGTCTATCTGCTATTGTAGCTGTATATCCGCTTGGCTCTATAGCTGTTGAATTTGAATCTAAGAAATTAAGTGTATTTGGGTTAACCTGAGCTGTGGCTCCTATAGTTAATGTTATTTTAGATACATTAGCTGTTACAATTGGTAATTTAGATGTTCCTCTTGCTAAAGTGACTAATTTATGTTTCATTATATTAGTTTCATCTGGAATAGCCTCAATTAAAGGCATATTTTCGATTGCTTCTCCTGAGTATTGTGAACCATTTGGATGATTTACATTAAATAATGTGTAATCTACTTCATCATCACCTAAAGCAAATTGTGTAATTCTAAAAGAACCATCATTTCTTGATAGTAATTCACGACCTCTTTTAGTTAAAATCGCGTCTACTGTAATTGAGCTGTTATCTAAATATCCCATTGTTGTTTATTTTGTTATAAATATATATTTTTTTAAAAAGGTGTTATCTTCCTCTATCTGGTGATAGTGTATTTGTTGTTTTATTTATTAGTCCTGCTTTTTCTAAGTAAAATTCT